GAAGAAGTCCTCGAACAAGAGAGGCTAGACCAACTCTTGCGCGAACAGGTCAGGTCTTTGCAACTCCAGCTTGAGACTGTCCGCAAAGAAACTCTGGACGAGGAGTTCGTTAAGAGCCAAATCATCAAGCTTGCCCAAACAAAGATTGAACCCCCAAAGTGGACGATCTCGCGGCCCGCAGAGGAGACCACCGGAGTTCCGACTCTGTTTGCTTCTGACTGGCATTGGGGCGAGGTTGTAGAGGCAAGCCAAGTGAACGGGGTCAACGAATACAACCTTAAGATCGCCCAAAACCGCGCTCGCAACATGATTGAGACTGCGGTCGATCTTCTTCTGAACCACATCCATCATAAAGACTACCCAGGCATTGTGTTCTGTCTTGGTGGCGATATGGTCTCTGGAGACATCCACGAAGAGCTGATGGCAACGAACGAGAAGGAAATAATGCCTGTCATCGTTGATCTTTGGTCAACCCTTGCTTGGTGTATTGAGACTCTTGCGGACGCTTTTGGAGCGGTCTATGTGCCATGCGTGTCGGGCAACCACGGACGCAACACTCACAAGCCAAGAGCGAAGGGTAGGAACTTCACGAACTTTGACTGGCTTGTTTATCAGTTCCTTGCCAAGCGATTCGAGTCCGATGATCGGATCAGGTTCAACATCCCCGACGGGTCGGATTGCTACTTCCAAATCTACAATCACAAATATCTGCTGACGCACGGAGACCAGTTCAGAGGCGGTGACGGCATGATTGGCGCACTAGGCCCAATCATTCGCGGAGACCACAAGAAACGAAGCCGAAACAATCAGATTGAGATGGGCTACGACACCCTCCTTCTTGGGCATTGGCATCAACTTATCCAGCTCCAGCGGTTGATTGTCAACGGAAGCCTAAAGGGTTATGACGAGTATGCCTACGCGGGGAACTTTCCGTTTGAGGCTCCGCGACAAGCTCTCTGGATCACCCATCCTTCCAAAGGCATTACCTTCTCCGCGCCCGTTCAGGTTGAGCGGTTCGGTAAGGTCAAATCCCTGCCTTGGGTCTCTTGGAAACAAAACTAACAAGGAAACAAACATGAAACAAATTTATTTGCCTTTTATTTCCACTTTGATTCTTTGTGGATGCGCTACACAACAAGCCGTTTTTCCAGACCAATCCTTGCAGATTGAAAAGGAGGTCTATGCGATGTCTCGCAACGAAGTCATCTCCGCAATCAGAGAGTGCGAGACCAACAAGACCCGAGCGGTGATCGTTTACGCAAAGCGCAGGATCAACGGAGTCTTGCGCGATGTCGTGGTTGATGTGAACTGCGCTCCGATGTATTGGTGATGCTATGTCAGACTTTGATACTTTCTGGGCGGCATATCCCCGCAAAATAGCCAAAGCCGAGGCAAGAAAAGCCTGGGCGCAGACCGAACAGATTAGGCCACCCATAGATAAACTTCTTGCGGCCATTCTGTCTGCTAGTAAGTCTGAGCAATGGACGAAGCAAGGAGGGTCTTTTATTCCTCACGCAGCCACTTGGTTGAGAGGCGAAAGATGGGAGGATGAGCATGAAGTAAAACTTCCCGACATCGTAAACGACAAGCCTTGGCATCAGACTTGGACAGGCATCCAGCAGAAGGGCGCAGAGCTGGGCATTAAGGAAGATTCCTTTGCGACACCTGTGGAGTTCAAGGCAGCCGTCATGCGGGCGGCAATGAGGGCGGCATGACTTGTAAAGATTGCTTGAGCAGAAAAAATGGTTTCAACGGAATCTTCAACATCAACTGCCCAGAGTGTCGAACTGCGATAGCGATGAGCGAAGACTGTAAAATGGTTCGAAGCTACATCGTGGACTCTCTATCGAACTTGGGCGGGGTGGAGAATTGGCAAGCCGAACCCCATTGCGGTTGTGAGAAAACTTGTAAACGGATGCAGAACAAACGAGATGCAGAACAAACTATCAGCAAAAGAACGCAAGCACCTCGAAAGAATTAAGGAGATGCGGTGCGCGGTGTGCGAGGCTTCTGGAGGCTCGGAAGCCCACCACATCCGTCAGCACTCGCAGTATCTTTGCATCCCCCTGTGCGCGGATTGTCACCGAGGCTCAATCAACGGATGGCACGGCCAGAGGCGCATTTGGAATGTCTATAAGATGGACGAGCTAGACGCGTTGAACGACACGATCAGGAAAATCCTTGGCGGCTAGTCCAACCCAGCTTTCGCTAAAACTCTTGCGCGACCAAGGATTCGTTGCCGAAGTCGTAGAGCGATGGATACCTGGCGCAAACATCCGCAAAGATTTGTTTGGCTTTGTGGACATCGTTGCGGTGGACGGAAAACGAACAGTAGGAGTCCAAGCGACCAGCGCATCTAACATAAGCGCGAGAAAGAAAAAGATTATGGAGTCGGAAGTTTTAGGGTTAGTCCGCAGTTCTGGTTGGGAGATTTGGGTGATGGGTTGGAAAAAAGTAGGAACCCGCTGGGAACATCGGGTGGTGGAAATAGTATAGTTAGCAGACCTTGGGTGAGGGATAATGGTGTCTCTCTCCTCTTTTTGCCCACTCCGGTGGGCATCTTTTTCTTGGAGATAGTTATGACTCTTGCAGATAAAATTCTTGACATTCTTGTTGAGAAGCCCCTTTGCGGTAACGATATTGCCGAAAGACTCGGAATCAACCGCACACAAGCCAAGGTAGTCCTTGGAAAGCTCCACAAGGCAGGGAAGGTTACCCGCGAGTCGGTGCGGCGCGAAGAGGGTGTGCGCGGCCCGAAGACGCACTTTATTTATTCCATCGTTGAGGATACAGTTCAAGCATGAACCACGCTGACGCTGGAGCGTTTGCTATCACCCTTTTTCATGCGGTGACCAACGCTCATATCATGCACCTCCAGACCCGCTCATACGCGCAGCATAAGGCTTTGCAGAAGTTTTATGAGCAGATCGGAGACCACGCGGATACATTCGTGGAGTCTTATCAGGGCAAATACGGGATAATTGATAACTACCCAGATGAGTTTGACCTAATGCTTGATCCCCTGCCTTACCTAGAAAATTTGCGCGGATTCGTGCAAGATAACAGAGAACATCTACCTAAAGACACAGAGCTGCAAAACACAGTAGATGACATTCTCAATCTCATAGACTCAACTGTTTATAAACTGAAGTTCTTATCCTGAAAGGCAACAAAATGGAATACGGAAACAAATTCAAGCGTCCCATGGGTTCTGATGCCGCCGAGATGAAAGTCGAGCGCAAAGAAAAGCGCGTAAACGAGACCGGAATGGGCAAGGCAGACAAAATGATGGACAAGGGCGAGTTCAACACGGGCAAGACCGAAGGCATCTGTTACTCGCATGATCGCTCTGCCTACAAAGCCGAAGACAAATACGAATCCAAGAAGTGATAGATAAGAAATGCGCGAATTGTGCCTATTTCCGGCACGATTTGCGACTGGGTGAGTGCAAAAGATATCCCGCTGGTCTCCAAAAGTCACCAGCGGATTGGTGCGGCGAATTTTCTCTGGGAGAGATAATTGAAACTCAAGCCCCTGCGCGACAAGATAGTAGTGAAGGTGGACGAGCGAGAAAAAAGCAAGGTTCTCGCAGTAGTGATGGAAGAAAAGCCTAATACAGGCGAAATTGTTGCGGTCGGCCCAGGTCAGTATGACCACAAAGGTAGGTTTATCTCCATGCCCCTGCGGGTCGGTCAGCGAGTTCGGTTCGGAACGATGGGCAAGGATGAATACCTGTCTTATTTAGAGTATGAAGAAGATGGCATTACCTACAATGTCATGTCTTGGAAAGATGTCTGTTTCGTAGAGGAACCACATGAAGAAGCACGACAAGCCCATTCCGCATAAAACCACGGGAAAAGGTAAAACCTACAACCCCACCGAAAAAGGTGCGGGGATGACCGCAAAGGGTCGTGCGGAATATAATGCTAAGAATGGCTCTAACCTGAAGCCGCCAGCCCCAAACCCGAAGACGGAGAAGGATGCGGCAAGGAAAAAGTCTTTTTGTGCGCGAATGGAAGGTGTTGTAAAGAACGCTAAAGGCCCTGCGGAACGGGCTAAGGCATCTCTCAAAAACTGGAACTGTTAAAGGAAAATCATGGCAACAAATACCCAAGCAATCGGAGTCGCCTACGCAGACCAAGCAATCGTCAGCGGCCAAGTAGATGGTTCGCCCATCGGATCGGTCACACCTTCAACTGTTGTCGGCACGACTGTTTATTGCACACAAGAAATTGGTTACACCGCTGCGGCCCAAGGAACTGTTACTCAGGCTACCAGCAAATCTACGGGTGTGACTCTGAACAAATCTGCGGGTCGCATCACAATGAGCGGAGTCGCCCTCAACGCTAATACGGCGGCTACATTTACTCTGACCAACAGTCTCATCTCTGCCAACGATGCAATTATCGTCAATGTTAGTGGCGGTGGAACTGCGGCGGCTTACACCACCTACATTTCGAGCATGACTGCTGGTTCTGCTGACATCACCCTGCGGAACCTGACGGGCGGTAATCTGTCCGAAGCGGTTGTAATCAACTTTGCAATCATCCACGGAGCTCCCTAATGGCTAAGGGTCTATACGCAAACATCCATGCCAAGCAGGAGCGGATTAAGGCAGAGAAGGCTGCGGGCAAGACCCCCGAGCGTATGAGAAAACCTGGGGAGAAGGGTGCTCCTACTGCCCAGGCTTTCAAAGACTCAGCAAAGACGGCAAAGAAAAAATGACACACGAGCAGATGGAAAAAAGGGTCGCAGAGCTGCGTGATCTTGCGAGGCAACATGAGACCGCTCTGTTACAGATCGCTGGAATCGTCGGTGAATATCAAAGACTTCTTGCGGACAAACCCGAAGTAGACGAACAGTCTGGAGACAACCATGCCCCTCACCAAGAGTAAGTCCGAAAAGGCTTTCGAGAAGAACATCAAGACCGAAGTAAAGGCAGGCAAGCCCGTAAAACAGGCGGTCGCTATTGCCTATGCGGTGAAGAGGGAAGCGGAAAAGAAAAAGAAAAAGTGAAAATTGAGCAAAGGAAAGTTTCAGAGCTAATTCCTTATGCAAACAACTCTAGGCAACATTCAGACGCACAAGTAGCCCAGATCGCAGCAAGCATAAAGGAATTTGGCTGGACGAACCCGATACTAGTAGATGCTTCCAACGGAATCATCGCGGGCCACGGGCGGCTTATGGCCGCAAGAAAACTGGGAATGACAGAAGTCCCAGTCATACAGTTATCTCACCTTTCAGACAATCAGCGCAAAGCCCTAATTATTGCGGACAACAAGCTCGCCCTAAACGCTGGATGGGACGAAGAACTGCTCAAGATAGAGTTAAACGAACTGCTAGACGCTGACTTTGATCTAGAGCTAATAGGTTTTGACAAAGATGAACTAGACGAACTGTTGCGTCCCGTAGAAACCACCGAGGGCCTGACAGACGAAGATGCCGTTCCAGAGGTTCCAGAGGAGCCTAAGACCAAGCCTGGAGACATTTACCAGCTAGGTCGGCACAGGCTGATGTGCGGTGATAGCACAAGCATTGATGCGGTTGAAAAATTAATGGATGGTCAAAAAGCTGATATGGTATTTACAGACCCCCCTTATGGTTTTAATTATGTTAAAAAATCTGATGGTGAATCAATACAGAATGACGGTGATGAGTTTGCACAAGTGATTCATGATGCCATTACCAATGTTCAAGTAGACACCGCTTACATTTGTGGCGATGCCAAAACAGCAAAAAAGTTTTTGGAAGCAACATCATCATTGGGGGAACCAAAAAATTGCATTGTTTGGGTTAAGCCAATTCAACACAGAATGCACAGATATGAACCATGCCATGAATTTATTTGGTATTGGGGTGATAATGGAAATCCTTTTTATGGGGCCAATGTTTTTGAATGCAAAAGAGACATTCAAAAATTTCATCCAACAATTAAACCAATTGAATTAATTGAATATTGTTTGTCATCACACGCTGATAAAAAAATAGTGTTAGATTTTTTTGGTGGCTCTGGAAGCACTATGTTGGCTTGTGAAAAAGTTAAGAAACAAGCCAGACTTATGGAGCTAGACCCAAAGTATTGCGATGTTATAGTAAAAAGATGGGAGGATTTCACGGGCAAGAAGGCCGAATTGGTCGCATGATTCCGTTAATAAAAAGAGATGCAGACACCCCACGAACCGACAGAGAAGTCTAGGGCGCAAGTAGAACAGGCTGCGGGCCTAGGGCTTCCGCACGACCAAATTGGTGCGCTCATCGGAATCTGCGACAAAACGCTCAGAAAGTATTACGAAAAAGAATTGGCCCTCGGAAAAGCCACGGCATCCGCAAAGGTGGCCAAGACTCTTTTCAACAAGGCCATAAACGGGGACACAACTGCCGCAATCTGGTGGACAAAGGCACAAATGGGTTGGGGCGAAACCAACACAACCAAGTTTGCAAACCCTGATGGCTCCGCGATTGAGGGCATCCAAGTATCTTTTGTAACCCCAAATGCAAGCAGTTCGTGATGCAGTAGCGCGGGCTGAATTCCCCCAAAAGCTCGCGTGCCTGTTTGAGAAGAGTCGCTACAAAGTCCTGTGGGGAGGGCGAGGCGGGGCTAAGTCTTGGGGGGTTGCTAGGGCTTTGCTCATACTCGGAGCAAAGTCTCCCATGCGGATTCTCTGTGCGCGAGAGTTCCAAACCTCGATCAAGGATTCCGTCCACAAGCTCCTGAGCGACCAAATCATCGCTTTGGGGCTAGATGGCTTCTACGAAATCACCCAAGCATCTATCCGTGGGCAGAACGGGACAGAGTTCTTCTTTGCGGGCCTGAAGAACAACATCACCAACATAAAGTCTTTTGAAGGTGTGGATATCTGCTGGGTAGAGGAAGCACAGACTGTATCTAAGACGAGCTGGAACATCCTCATCCCTACGATCCGCAAAGAGAAGTCGGAGATATGGATAACATTTAACCCTGAGCTAGAGTCTGACGAGACCTACCAGCGGTTTATAGTCTCCCCGCCAGAGAACGCGATCATCCAAAAGATCAACTGGTATGACAATCCCTGGTTCCCCGACACCTTGCGGTTTGAGAAAGACTCGCTCAAGAACCGCGATCCAGAGGCTTACAACACAGTCTGGGAAGGTCTGTGCCGCCAGACAGTAGATGGTGCGGTCTTTGCCAACGAGATGAAGATGGCAGAGCTTGAGAACAGACTTACTAGAGTCCCGTATGACTCCATCAAGCCCGTTCATGCGGTGTTTGACTTGGGCTGGGCTGACAACACCGCAATCTGGTTCCTCCAGTTTATCGGGATGGAGATTCGCCTGATTCGCTATCTTGAGGACAACCAGAAGACTATTTCGCACTACCTCGCGGAAATGCAAAAGTTTGGCTATATCTACGACACGCTCTGGCTGCCTCACGATGCGGAGAACAAAACCCTCGCGGGAAATGGTCGCTCGATAGAAGAAATTGTGCGGTCGGCAGGGTTCAAGGTGCAGATCATCCCCAAGACTCCCGTTGCGGACAGTATCAACGCAGCTCGGACTATTTTCTCCAAATGCTTTTTTGATAGAGAAAACTGCCACGAAGGTTTACAATGTCTGCGTCATTATCGTTACGATGTTGACCCCGATACTAAAATGTTTAGTAAGACCCCAGTTCACGACCAATACAGTCACGGGGCAGACGCATTTAGGTATATCGGGCTGATGGTGAATGAACCGAAGAAGGCGAAGCCGCAAAAGCCAACTTACACTTTACCCGCTTCTTGGATGGGATAAATATGTCAGAGATGGACACCAGAATTGAGGATGCAAAGAAGTTTCTAACCCTTGCGTCCCAGGCAGACTCCAACAACCGCGTCGAGGCTCTTAATGACCTCAAGTTTGCCTCTGGTGAGCAATGGCCAGTAGAAGTTCAGAACTCCCGCAACCTAGAGGCAAGACCCTGCCTCACGATCAACAAGATCGATGCCTTCATCCGCCAGGTAACCAACCAGCAAAGACAAGCCCGACCCCGCATCAAAGTCCATGGGATGAATGACCAAGCGGACGAAAAACTTGCGGAAATCATCAATGGCATAGTTCGCCATGTCGAAGTCAACTCAGACGCAGACCAAGCTTACGACACCGCGTTTGATTCTGCGGTGCGGATGGGATGGGGTTACTGGCGAATCGTTACCGACTATCCGCGGGAGGATAGCTTTGACCAGGAGATTTACATTCGCCCCATAGACAACCCATTTACAGTCTATTGGGATCCCAACTCCGTTATGCCCGATGGATCGGATGCGGAGCGTTGCCTTATCACTACAGTTATCAGCAAGGCGCAGTTCCGCAAGATGTATCCAGGCGCGGAAGAGGGCAACTTCATGCAACGCGGAGCGGGAGACTCAGACGCGGATTGGGTGATGAAGGAAGACATTAGGATTGCTGAATACTTTTACACCGAGCGCATCCCCAAGACTTTAGTTATGCTCTCAGACGGCACAAGCGCGTTTGAGGACGATCTTCCCTCTCCCGAGACCCTTGCGCTATCAAACATCACCATCCTAGACCGCAGACCGAGTTACAAGAAGGTCGTGCGGTGGTGCAAGCTCACAGGGATGGAAGTGCTAGAGGAAAGCACTTGGGCGGGCAAATATATCCCCGTTGTTCCTGTTTACGGACAAGTCTTGGTGCTGGAGGGCAAGCGCAAGAAATATGGTCTTGTGCGGATGGCCAAGGACGCTCAGAGAATGTATAACTACTGGCAGACCAGCATGACCGAATCTGTCGCGCTGGCTCCTAAGGCTAAGTGGCTCATCGTAGAGGGTCAGGACGAGGGACACGAAAACGAATGGGCGCAAGCCAACATCAAGTCCGCTGCCGTCCTGAGATACAAGCAGAAAGACATTGAGGGACAACCCGCGCCCGCTCCTACCCGACTCCAGCCCGAACCACCTCCGATTGGAGTTATGACCGCTGCGGAGAGCATCAACAAAGACCTTCAGGCGGTCGTCGGTATCGTTGACCCCAACCAGCTCCCAGCGGGAAATATCTCTGGCAAGGCTTTGATGGGTCAGCAGCAGCAGATTGACCTGTCCAACTTCCACTATTTTGACAATCTGACCCGATCTATTCGCCACACCGGAAAGATCATCCTTGACCTGATTCCGAAGATTTACGACCGCGAAAGAGTCCTGCGGATTATCGGTGCGGATGGCGAACCCGAAATGGTCACGCTAAATGAGCGAAAAGTAGACGAA